AAGTAGCTTGAGGATCCTTGGATGCCCTGTTGACCACTTGACTGAATATTTATAGGTAAATATTAAACCATGTATAATTTTATCAAATATGTTTTAAACGAAGGCAAAACAACTAAGACCTTAACGCAAACTCCGCTACCTTACGGAAAAACTGAACTCGGGCGTAGCCTAAGTAAACAGTCGCTGGACTATCATTACGGTAAACTTTACAAAGCCTATGTAGATCGATATAATTCAGGTGAAGGCGATCCAGATTTTAACGAAGCTGGCGCATTCTTGCATGACTTATATTTTACACAATTTCAAGCACCAAAAGGCACTAACAAGCCAGATGGGTCTGCGGGCGAGTTTATTGCTAAACATTTTAAAGACTTTGATAATTTTAAGAAAGAATTTGAAAAAACTGCTATGTCTATTCAAGGCAGCGGCTGGGTGTATCTAGCTCGTAATGGTGAAATTAAAACCATTAAAAATCACGAAATTAAGATGGATATTGTATTCTTAATTGACTGGTGGGAACATGCCTGGGCATTAGATTATCAAGCTGATAAAAAGGGTTACCTAAACAATCAGTGGAAAATCGTTAACTGGAACGTTATTAGTTCTAGAGTTGGTCTATCGTCTTAAGACTACTGACAGGCATATCCCAAACTTTTCTCGCTTCTACGCCTTTACTCTGGGCAAACTTTTTAGCATCGCAGTCACCGCAAACATGATAGACGTTATTGTTTAAGCGTTTAGGATCCATGTTGCCCTTGTCGCGCTTAAACATGCCGCTGCAACAATCGCACTGAAATATCAGCACAGTTTTTTTACGCATATAGGCATGCATAGTACCATACTTGCTCTTGCGATAATGGCATTGTTGTGCGTATTCTTGTCCTAAGTACATAATTGTATTTACATTAAGGTTATAAAATCCTTTTGATAAATACCATATCGAGGGCAATCATGATTACTATTTCCCAGTCAGCAAAAGAAAAAATTAAGGATTTACTCTATGAAGAAGGCAATCCTAAACTAGCTCTGCGTACTTTTGTACAAGGCGGCGGATGCAGCGGTTTTAGCTATGGTTTTACGTTTGATGAAGAAGTAAACGAAGACGATTTTGAAATCCCTTTGGACGAGTTTAAAGTGCTAGTAGACAGCATGAGTATGCAGTATCTGCAAGGTGCAGAAATAGATTATAAAGAAGAGCTAATGGGCTCTCAATTTACAATAAAGAATCCTAACGCAACTACTACTTGCGGTTGCGGGTCAAGTTTCGGAGTATAAAATAAATGTCAAAACAAATTATTGATATCGGTGTACAGGGTAACGACGGTACTGGTGACAGTATTCGCGAATCGTTTAGAAAAGTAAACGAAAACTTTACAGAGCTGTACGCTGTATTTGGTGTAGATGGCGCAATCAATTTTACAGATTTAAGCGATACTCCTAAAACCTACGACCCAAATCAAATTATCGTTACCGACAACGCTGGTGAAAAATTAACAGCTAGAAATATTGTAGCAGAAGGTGCTATTAGTATTAACACAGACGATGATGCAAACATTGTCTTTACTGTTGACCAAACAGGTTTATCGGGCGACTTAGATCCTAGACTTGCTAACCATTTAAATGCTAACGGACTTAGTATTGTTCGAATGGCAGATCCTAGTGCTTCCATCGTTAGCTCATGGAATGCAACGCATCCTACAGCACAGACAACTCTAAACCAGATGCCTGTTACTGTAAACTATGCAAACAATAACTTCTTAAAAGTCAGCACAGGAAATACAGTTTCAGGAGCATTAAAGCCTCGAGCAGAACCAGATTTTCCAAATTATCTTGATGCCGATTATGATCCAAATCTAACAGGCAATTATCTTTCAACTGAAGCAGTTCAACGTAAATTCCTAGTGTCTCGTAAGGGAGACACAATGACAGGCAAGTTGACACTATCAGACCATCCAGCGCCTTTAGAAGGTTATGGTACTCCTAACGGTGCAAGCGATTTACAAGCTGCTACAAAATTCTATGTTGATAACCAAGTTTTCTCAAGTGCTGTAAATTTATATGTTAGTCAAGCAACTGGCGATGACTTACAGCAAAAAACTCCAATTGGTAAGGAAGGACGCTTCTGGCAGTATGCTTATAAGTCAATTGGTGCTGCGGCTCTTGCAGCAGAGAATATCATTGCTCTAGCTAATCAAGAACCTGGACCTTATCGTCAAAAATTGAGCTATACTATTGGGCCTGATCAAACATTTAGTACCATTACCAATGTTACATTACAAGACGGTAATACAGCAGTAACTGGTTACCAAGATGGTTTTGACTTATTACAGTTAAACAAAGAATTCATTCAAGCAGAAACTATTGCTTATATTAACGAAAAATACGTTAATACATTTACATATGATAAAGCTAAATGTCAACGAGATGTTGGCTACATCCTAGATGCTGTTGGTTATGATATTGTTCTAAATACAAACTTTAACAGTAATCGAGCTGCAACTTTCTATTTCAATGGAACCGGTGAGAAAGTTTTAGGAACACAGTTAAGTCAAACTATCGAAGCTATCAAATATGCAAGAGATGAAATTTTAAATTTCTCTTATGACAACACAGCTCTTAGCGTTTATATTGGTCAAGTTATTGATGCTCTATGTTACGATCTTGTTTTACAAACAAACCTTCAAAGTATTTTTGTAGGTATATTATTTCCTTATTCAAATACTGATGTTAGCGTAACACAATTAACAGCAATATTAATTGATCTACAAGAAAATATTCAAGCATTACCACAAGTTAGTACAATTCCAGCTGCATTATCGTCAATACAGCAAAACATTAATGCAATTATTAATATAATTTCTGGCGATGAAATTCCAACTCCTGTATTCACAAGTCAACCAGATACGTTACAAGGACAAGAAAGCGCGAGAGATTTAATGTTAGCAAACATCGATTTCTTACAAGCTGAAACAGTTGCTTATCTTGGAGCTGAATATCCAAACTTATCCTACGACAGAGTTATTTGTAAACGAGATATCCAATATATCTCTTGGGCATTAATTTATGATTTTATGTACGGTGGACAAAGTCAAACCGTATGGGCAGGACTTAGATACTGGGATGGTTTACAACAACTAATTGCAGGTTATGAAGTTGCTCCATTCTTAGATTTATTAGATTATATCAAGACTCTAATTGTTTCAATTGTTAATAGTGATAGTCCTGCTACAGTTTATCAACAAAGTGTAAAACAATATCGAAACGAAACATTACTAAACGGTGGCGTTGTTGTATCATCAACCGATACAAATATTACAATTTTAAAAAGTATAATAGAAGACTATACAACTGCACCAATAGCAATGCTTCCAAGTTTCACTTCTGCAGCTAGTGCATTAAAAACAGCTAGAACAGCTATACTATCTGGAAAAGCAACATATCAATCTGATGCCGTTACATATATCGAAACAAACTTTCCAGTTATTAATGACCCAGCTATTTTATCAGAAATTTCTAATCGATTCCAAGTTGTAATTGATTTGTTAACTTATGGAATCAGTACTAGACAAGTAAGTGATTACACACCACCATCAGGTACTTCTTCTGGTTACATTGATGCGCTCAACTTAACTGTAGAAAATACAGACTTTATAGCTGATGAAACACTTGGATGGTTGACTATTAATAATCCAGCTTTTGTAGCTGATCCTAGTTTTGATCCAGATATTTTTAAACAAGATATCGTTGACTGCGTTGAAGCAGCATTGTACGATTTGCTGTATGGCGGAACAAGTGCAGCAAGATATAAAGGTGAAGAACTATTTAATAATGGAAAAACTGACCAAGCTATTTTAGATGCCATTGCATTTGCTGGTACACTTTTAACATTAAACGTTATACAAAATACTGCTCCTGGTGTACTTTATGGATCAACTACACAATTTATCGATGGAGTTACTTATCCAGATGGCGGAATTGCAGCAACTCCGCTTGGCCTATCATTTAACTTTATTAGCAGTATTGTAGATGGTGGTGATGGTCCTGATTTAGAATATCCAGTACTTTCAGGATACAATAATGATTATATAAGTGCAAAAAACATCATCACTTTAAACACAAATGCGATTGCTACAAGAACAACTGACTGGTTAGATGTTAACTACAAAGGTGGATTTAACTACGACGAAGCTACATGTTATCGAGATGTTGGTTTAATTGTTGATGCAATGAGTATTGACCTTATTACTGGCGGCACATATCAAAGTATTAATGCTGGTAAGAGTTATTATAGAAACGCCAGCGCAAGAGCCATTGCTATTGGTACTCAGTATAAAGAAACTCTTGACGCAATTAATTTTGCAAAAGGTCTGCATTTACAAGTTTTAAATCAAACTACAGCAACTAGATTCCAGACTCTGGTTACACAAGTTTTAAATCCTGCAAAATCAGTTACACAAGACGTTATTGATGATTTAATCTACAACGTCGATACTATGATTACTATTATTGAAGGTGGTGTTGGTGTAGCACCTGTTCCAACATTTGGTACTGGTATTTGGAATGTTACCGTTGACAACGGTGGCAATGGTTATGTAGACCAAGGCGCACCTGGTAATAATGACATTATTCCTGCTAAAGTTTTAGTAGGTATCAATTCTGCAGCTTATGGTTCAATTGTAAAATATGAGCCTGGTACTAGCGCAAACTCTGATACAATACAAATACGTTTAACAAAACCTGGTTTCTTTAGTATAGGGGAAGAAATTGAGTTTGGTGAAACTGTAAGAGAAAATCATATTGTAATTCAAGTTGAAAGTGGTATCTATTACGAAGATTACCCTATTAGAGTTCCTGCAAGTGTGTCAATTCGTGGTGACGAATTCCGTAGAACTATTGTACGACCAAAAGACCGTATTAGCCAAAGTCCGTGGAGAAAAGTTTTCTTCTATCGTGATAGCGTTATTGATGCGTTAGAATTAGGTCCAATCAACTACAATTTAGATTATGCTACTTCTTCAACTATTGAATTAGGTGGAACTACAAACAAAATTACTATTACCCTTGCAACTGGACAGGTTCCTGGATCATGGGTAGGAAAAGTTCTAATGGACGATTACGGTAGCAAAACTGCTACTAGTACATTGAATAATAATAGAGTTACAACTAATACTGACCACGGATTTACTGTTGGCAATCCTGTTATATTTAGAGGAACAACTTTTGGAAATCTTGAAGCTGGAAAAATCTACTATGTGCTGACAACTCCTACATCAACTACATTTACACTGACCGACAAGAAAGGTTCAACGACAGAAGTTGATTTAGTTGCCGCAAGTGGTAGTGTTTTAGTAATGCGTTCAGACAGACGAGGAAAAGCTATCATTGACTCTGTCAGTGGTAACTTTATGAACTGTAGTGTTATCTATCCGTTTAGCTCTGCAAGTGCAATTACAGCGGGTAACTGGCACTTATACGATCCGTTGAACTACGGACGTCATTATTTGACCAATCCGTTAGATGTAACTAGTGAAGCAAAAAATAACAAAGAAATTGATGCGTTCCTATGTAACGACCAAGTTCGTTTAAGTAACATGACATTCCAAGGTCATGGCGGGTTTGCTATGGTACTTGACCCAGAAG